CATCATGGGACGAGGGGGCAAGCCGGGCGTCGGGCCGCCAGTGCCAGCCATCGGAGGGCCGCCAATCGGCGGGCCGTTCGGACGCTGCATGGGAGGACGCATACCCTGAGACTGCATCGGGTAGCCTTGCGGAGGCATACCACCGCCGCCGATCTGCTGTGGTGCGTTGGGCATAGCCATGCCCTGCGTAGGAGCGCCAAAGGAGCTGCTAGGCGGCGGTCCGCCTTGCCCGCCGGGGTTGGCAAGCTGCATACGCTGCATAAGCTGGGCGAGGCGCTGTGGGTCTATGGGCATGGCTTAGTCCTTTAGCGAGGGGGCATACCGCCGGGGGGCATACCCTGCGGGGCGGGAGCGCCCTGCGGAGCGGCACCGGGCTGGCCGCCGGGGGCCTGACCGCCGGGAGGGGCCATCGTGATTTCGCCTTCGATATGCACCATGTTCGGCGGGCCGCCGACTGTCGGCTTGCTGATCCGGATGTCGCCGTTGATCTGCACGGGAGCCGGAGGGCCGCCCTGCTGACCTTCGCCCGGGGCCATCATGACCGTGCCGGAAATCTTTGACTTCACAACGCCATCGCCCTGCGGTCCGCCCGGAGCGCCGCCCTGCGGGGCCATCATGCCGCCGCCCGGAGGCGCGCCAGCCGGGGCTGCCATCTTCATACTCTGCATGATAGCAGCCATTCTCTGGGGGTCGATTGCCATTGTATTATCCTTTGATAAAATTATTACGCACAGAAGATGCCGACTGCCATGACTTCGACGCCCGCGCCCGTGGTAATCTTCCACGCGCCATTGGCCGACACGGCATTGAGTTCAATGTTATAGACGCCAATGCCGGGAGTGGCGTTGTTGGGCAGAACGGTGTGCGTGAGGACGCCAGCGCCCGTCCCATCAACAATCTGCACAGCGCTAGTCGCAGCCGTGCTGACCGTGCAGACGATGCGGTGCAGATAGTCGCCCACTCCGCCCGTGCCGCCAAGAACCTGCGCGGTCTGGGACACCGCAACATGTTCGTACATATACCGATATGGGTTGTTTACGCCGCTCATAGTCTAGCCCTTCTCTTTGTTTTCTGCGACGCCCACATGTCGTTAAGCGTAGCCGTGTTACTCTTGCCCACAATCAATGGACGCTCACTCGCAATTGGCTTGCTTGGCATTTCCTTGCGCCACGCAATAGCCAACATTCTCATGGCATCGGCCGGATGCGAACACCAATTGTGCTTGGGAGCCGCCCGGAATGCCTTCTTGTCTTCGTCGTATTCGCGCTCGTATTGCCGCAAGGCTTCGATGCCGTCAGCGCACTTGAGTTCGTCAAAGTAGCACTTAGGCAACGTCATACGAACGGCCTGAATGCCGTCTTGGACGCCCAGATCAGACACGATATTGAGGTTCACCATGCCCAGATGCTCGGCAAGCTGCTCAATAACGGATTTACCCTGCGCCGCTAGAGTCTTAGCTTTTGCATCATGAGGTAGATAATGCTTATCATAATGGTATGGCTTCTCCATAACAACTTTGCACAAGTCATCAATAGAAGCGCCGGAAACAGCATAATAATCGATAACATGAACTTCGTTCCTCGTTACTTGGTACCACCAAATAGCCGTATCGTCCCGGTAACCCAAATCCCACGCCGTATACGTTGGCAAGCTGGGATCGTAAGGCACATGCGTAATGCGCTGCTGGTCCTGCGCCTCGCGCATTTCAATGCCGTAATAGGCGCCCAAGATGGCCGCCTCGAAGCTGCATTCGTATTCCTGCATGTACTGATCAGGCGTGATCTGGGATTTTACCGCGTCAAGCTCAAACCGAGGCAGCAACCCGCTTTCGGTGGCCGTAAGCCTCAACAGGAACCATTCCGCCGGGTTTTTCTTGGCGTCCGAGTAGATGTCCCAGAATTGGTTCTTGCCCTTGGGCGTACCCGCAAAGACCGCCCAGCCCTGCTTATCTGACAGAGTAGGGCGTATAACGTGGCCCCAAACACTAGGCCGGAAATCGCCATACTCATCCATAAAAATGCCGTCAAAGCCAAGACCGCGCATAGCGTCAGCGTTATCAGCCCCGAAAAGACGAATCCTAGCGCCCGTAACAAGATCAATTTGCAACTCCGCCTCGTTAGACGATTGGGCGATGGGCAAGCTAAACCGCTTCAGGTAATCCCACGCCACGGACTTGGCTTGGCTGCGAAACGGGGCAATATAGGCAAATTGCGGATTTGGCGACTTGCACATGACCGCCGCGCGAATGATGTCATTGATGGCGGCCACGGTCTTGCCAGCCCGGCGATGCGCCACAAGGCAAGCCCACCGCTGCGTCCGGTCATGGAAGGGCATGAACGCGCCGCGGGGTTCGTAGCCAATGCTGATTTCCTTCCTTGCCATTATTTGAGGCTCCTCAAGCGTCTTTGCGCTTCGGGAGTCGCCAAAACCTTTTCGGAATCAGCGTCCATGATAGGATGGACAACCTGCATTTCGCCAAAGTCGGCAGCTTGCGGCGTGGGGTAGCGGGCGAACTTCTTGCCGGTCTTTTCTTCGTAGTCAAAAGCGCGTTGCAGCGCCGCCTTGCGGTCAGTTACCTTGCCGTCTACAAAAGTCGGGTAATTGATATAATCGCCCTCTGGCGTTTGGTCGATAGCGCCCATGAAGCTGGTGATTGACGGGTCGTCACCGGGATTTACTTGATAAGCGCCCTTAGCCATGACATCGCGGCTGTAATCCAGCCCGGTTCTCTGCCCCGGCGTCAAACGGCTTTCAGGGTCCGCGTCCGTGGGCAGCGTTGGACGCTGCGTGGGCTGAACCGACGCCAAGACCGCTGCGAGTTTCCGACTGTCGATCTTCGCCACGCTTGAGCCTATTTCTTAGCGTCTAGCCACTTAACAACCAATTCAACCGGACCCTCGTCCTTGCCCGTCAATTCCGTACGGGCCAGCTTGGGGACATGGTATTCGATAAGGTCAGAGAAACACTTGATCGCCGCCAGCGGGCCGTCGCGGTCATGCACCTCGTCCAGCCATTCCTGAAGCCGGTCAGCATTGCCGTCAACAAAACGGGCAATCGCCTCACGCGCAGCCAGCGTGGCCTTGTTCTGCTGGCCCTTGGGGCGACCGGGGTTGCCCTTTTTGAACTGAGTGTGTTTGGGCGGGGGTGCGGGCATCAGGCGTAGTCCTTTGGCATGTTTTTCATGGCGGCGGCCAGCTTGGGGCCTTTGTCCGCCTGATTGAATTCCTTGGCGACCTTGACCGGAATGCCCGCTTTCTTAGCGATTTTGGGGTCGTGGGCCGCTGCGGCCATGAAACGACGCTGTTTATCAGATGTTGAGGGCATATTGCTCCAAAACTTTGAAAATCAGCCGAGAATGTGCGCCAAAAATGGAATGAAGTCAATATATAGTAGGCGGCATTAGGAAAACGCATAATATGGTAGGGTTGGCCCATTTGTACGGGGGGTCGATGACAACCGAGGCCCCACCCCGTCGAAGAATTTTTTGAAAACGAAATCGAAAAGTCATGCTGCACTGCACCCTAGCAATATCAATGGGTTAGCCTGCCATGCTGCAGTGCAGCACAATTGGACATAATGGGTGTTATACGCGAACACGCGAAATAACCCAATGATATCAATGAACGGCCATGCGAATGCAGCGCACCAATGCCCGCCAATCAAGGCAAGCGCAACCGTAGCGTGTGCCGCCGGTTTGTAGCGTGGCCGCCCGTGCTGGTATCCGCAGCCTGAATGTATGGTTTGCCGATGCGGTTTTCCGCCAGCCCCGCGCAGCCTGACAGGCTCCACAATCCTTCAGAACCTCTCAACCAAACCGGACATACCGGACATCACACCCCCTATAGGGGGGGTGTGTGTCATGTCCGGCATCAATGTTGCGCGGTATATGGCCGGACATGACCGACCATCAAGGCGGGTTTTGAGACATAAAACCGGACATCGGGCTTTTTCGGCCTCTGATGTCCGGCGGACATATGCACTTTTTGACATATGCTCTGAATTATGCCGATCGGGCTTATAAATGGCTGTATTGCTGGGTTTTTGGGGTTTTGTTCCCCTTTTGGACTCATAAAACGGTAGCCCCCCGCTCATTCGCGCCTTTCGACACTCTCGACCCGTCAAAAATACCCGCTTGACACCCTCCCAAATATAATTATATCTTATGCCCGTACCGCCAACCACACCCCAAGGATGACCACCATGACCCCCGACTACTCCCCCCTCTACACCCCGCCCCCAGAGCGCCCCGCGTATGGCTGCGGCTTTGAAACGGCCCTCGGCATCCTGATGCTGGCGTGGATCATCGCCATAGGCTACGGCTGCGCCTACGCCCTCCACTGGCTGATTGGCACGCTATGACCCACAAAACCTGCCCATTCTGCGGCCACGAACCGGTTGCCGCCCGCCTTGAGCGCACTGACTTGTATGTCATCTACTGCGATAATGACCTCTGCCACGTCCAGCCGCAGGTCACCTCAACCGATCTGGCTGCCGCGTCAAAACGCTGGGACACCCGCCATGACTGACCGCATGATATCCACCTCCTACAGCGTCCCGTGCCGATGCGGCCACACGTTGCCCAAGGGCGCGAAGGCCCGCTATGATAATGGCGCGCGCCTATGGTACGATTGCCACCTATGCCGCGAACGCCCGCCAGTACAGACCATGCAAAAGGCTAGCCACAATGAGGAAACTCACATGTTCAATACAAAGCACAAGCCAACCTGCGCCGCCGAAGCGAAAGACGATGGCATTACATCTTGCGATTGCGGCGCTACAAATCGCGCCAAGGAAAAAGCCTTGCTGGAGGAGGCTTGCCACGCCTTGCGGGAACTAATGTGCCGCGGGGCGGACGATGCAGGAAGCCCGGAAGTTGCATTAGCTAAGGCTGTGCTTTTGAGGGCCGATGCAATCCTTTACAAATAACCCATTTCCTCCCGCGCAGCCTTGCGCCATACTCAACCCCTAAGCCAAGCCAAACAACAGAGAATACCGCCATGACAGACTGGTTCATTGCCGAGCAAGAGCGTATTTGCTCTGAATACGCAGACGGCACCCTTGACCGCGCCGATGCATTCCGGTTGCTTGTACGCATGGGATTTGACCCGCATGAAGCCTACGACTTGTTAGACAACGCAGACAAATAGGAACCCGCCATGAACGCCGACCACAATGCCCGCTCAATCCTGCACGCCATGCAGGAGGGCCACACGCAATCCGAGTACATCAATATGATTTGGGCGTCACGCTACCCCACGCCCAGCCCCGCCGCATCGACAGGCTGGCCCTACCAAGCCAGCGCCGGGCTGGTACCGCAACCCTCCAAAATCAGGAAGATCAAATAATGCAGCGCGTTGAACATATAGGCGATGCAACGCTGTATCTGGGTGATTGCCGGGATATTTTGCCGACGCTCAAAGCCGATCACCTCATATCCGATCCGCCTTATGAGGACGAGCTACACAAGGTTTTTGGTTCTGGGCGCCCTATCCGAACTGATGGCAAGAAGCGATCCCGCCATGACACGCTAGGTTTCGTGGGGGTGAACGCGGACCGCGCGCAATTCGCAGCCCTCATGGTCGCAGCGTCAAAGGGTTGGTTGATCGTGTTTTCTCTTGCTGAAGGCATCCGTGCTTGGCGGGATGACATCCAAGCCGCTGCCGGAAAATGGGACCAAACCATTTTTTGGATAAAGCCAGACTCCACCCCGAGGTTTAACGGGCAGGGACCGGCGCGGGGTGCAGAGTGCGCCGCCGTCGCTTGGTGCGGTACTGGCTATAGACGTTGGAACGCTGGCGGCAAGCGCGGCGTCTATACCCATTGTGTCAACGTGAACCGGCAGGGCGAGCATCCAACAGAAAAGCCGTTACCGCTAATGATGGAGTTGGTCAGTGATTTCACACGGCACGGGGAAACAATATGCGATCCGTTCATGGGTTCCGGTACTACAGGAATCGCTTGCACCAATTTAAGCCGGTCCTTCATTGGAATTGAGCAGAGCGAGCAGTTTTTTGACTTAAGCTGCCGCCGCATAGATCAGGCTTACAAGCAGCCGCGTCTATTCAAAGACGAAACGCCAAAGCCCGTCCAACAAGACTTTGTTTTATAAAGGAAAATCAAATGAACGCCGACCAATTCTTAGGCCATGTGCAGTCTGTAGTCCGTGATCGCGGTGCGGCGTATGGCGACATCCGCGACAACATGGAGGACACGGCTAAACGCTGGTCATCCGTCATCGGCGCGCCCGTCAGCGCCAGCATGGTGGCACTCTGCATGATTGAGTTGAAGCTTTCCCGTCTCCGGCAGGGTATGAGCCTAGACAGTATCACTGATATCTGCGGGTATGCGGCTATCATTGCCGAACTGGCGTCAGACTAAACGCGCTGGCGGTTATTCCTCGCCGCATGTGCGCGGCCCCCTCGGTAGGCTTGGCGGTTTCGCCGGGGGGGCATCTAAAAGGCTTGCGGGCGCTCCCCCCTAAGCCTAGCTCCCCCCTGATCAGGTTGGTGGTTCTCCCGATCAGGGGGTGAGCGTCTACCGCTCAATCATCCAAACGTCCGGCGTTTTCTCATATATCTTCTTGGCTTCCTTCAGCAACTTGAGGGTCCGCGTAATGGCCCGGCGGGCATTGTCGGTATTGTTGCCTGACATCGGCATGGACGCCATCCGCAGTTCGTTAGTCGTGACAGGCGTCCCAGCGTCCAACATCTTCATGATCAGGCTGGAATACTTCCCCGACCTAAGGGCGTCAGCGGCCTTCTTAGCCTGATCCGAATGCCGGGCCACTAGGCTAGTCTGCTTCTGCCCGTACTTGTCCACGCCCACCTCAACGCTATCCATGTCGAAATAGGTGGGCTGGTCAGGATGTTCTGAGTCCTTCATTTTGGTCACGGTCATTTTGCAGGTGAGCGCCTCACTATCTGACCGCACAATGGACAGCATGGCGTCCATGGCGGCGGGCAGGGCTGACGATCCGCGTGGTCTGTTGGCCGCGTCAACGCCGTAGCCTGTGTGATGGATCAGCATGACGGTGGCACCAAACGGCGCGCGCAGGTGCTGGCCGATTGCCCGGCAGAACTCGGATATCTTGGAGGCGTCATTCTCATCCCCCCCGCCGTACAACTGGGCAACCGTGTCCAGCACGATCAACACCGGCGGCACTGGCATTTCCGCTATTTCCATCCTCAACGCGGCCATTTCATCCTTGGCCGTCAGGTTCATGGGTAGGGTTACCACGCTGAAATTCGGTACAAACTCAGCGCCGTCCAAGTACACCTTGGCCCAAGCTGCCGCCCGGCGGTAAATGCCAGCTCCGCCCTCTGCGGCGCAGTACAGGACCGGCCCCTGCTTGGTGCGTTGGCCTAGCCAATCCATGCCGGACGCTATGTGCAGGGCGCTAGACAGGGCCACGAACGACTTAAACGTCGAACTGGCCCCGAACAGGCACATGATGGCATTCTCGGGGATATAGTTATGGACAAGGAAATCAACGTCCATGGTCGCAGCCTTCAACTGCTCCATGGTCATAATCAGCTTGGCAGGGGCCACCGGCGCGCCTAGGTCATCGGGGGCAAACTTGCCAGCCGACTCAACCATGCGGACCAACTCAGCTCCTGTCCGAGACAGCCAGCGTTCCATCTGCTCGCCGCCCTCGGTGGGCTTCGAGGCGTACATGATCGAGCGCAGGTGATTGACTACCGCGCCCCTATGCATCCCAGAGGCCACCATAGAACTAGACAGCTTCAGGAGGGCGTCATGGTATGCCCGCTGCGTAAGGTCCGGATTTATAAGGGCTTTATACAGTTCCGAGCTATCGCCGGAGCTGGTTTTAATCTGCGTCTCGACCTTGGCCTTGCCCGCTGATTGCCTGATGTCGTCCAAGTCAAGCCCAAAAGTGGCGCAAGCATCCCGCAAGGAGTAATACCCCATCTTGGCCTTGAGAAGCTGGGTAGAGAACGGGCCTTCATCCCGCGCCTTGGTGTTTGAGCCGACTGGCAGCCGTGCGTACCGCGTTGCGCTGTTGCCTGATGGGTCGCCTGTATACAGGCCGTCTGCGGCCATGCGTTGCAGGATGGCGTCAATCAGGGGTAGGTCGCGGGCATCCTCATCATCGGGGTCAATCAGCACTCCGACTTGCGACTTATGCGGGCTGGTCTGGATGACGAACGACGGCATGGCGTTGAGTTCAGTGGGGTCAATGTCGTCCGCCAGCAGCACGGCTAGGCGGTCAAACGTCTCTTTGTTCCGCAGCCGTTTGTCGCCGTCTGTCTTCAATACTGCAACGCAATAAAAGGTGTTATCCTCTTGACGCCTATCAATAATCGCGGCCTCATTGTCCGTACCCAGATATGCGTTGCCGCCCCAAACTGTCGGGTTGGCCTTGTTAGGGTCGGACGCAAAGGCGGTGGTCCAACCATATTGGTTTGGACCCAACTCGCCATACAGAGCCGATAGAAACGCTGAATTATGCATTTTTGACTCGGGGGGAAATGCCGGACAGCAAATGCAGATTAATCCTGATGCCGTACTTTGCGCTGTGTGTAAGTATTCTCTTCCAATACTTTACTGGGATGGTGCCGCGTGTACCAGCGGGCGAACACCACCGGCTGACTGCGGGCTGACTGATACCTAAGAGCTTGGCAGTCCTACTAATTCCGCCGAGTTTTGTGCAAACTTCGTATGCCGGTTCGCACCGGCCTTTAATGTCAGACATAATTGATTCCTTTGTTAAGCGCCGGAACCATGAAGCGGTTCGCGGGTTGTGACAAGCAAAAAATAATCAAAAATCATATTGCGTTTTGGTTGTAGTCCGCTTAAACCACTTCTCGCTTGATTTGAAAAGGAGTGAATGAATGGCGTTCGACTTAAAGTCCATCAGCAAGAACGTGGCTATATCCAGCCCACGCGTACTCTTGTATGGTGTTGAAGGGGTGGGCAAAAGCACTTGGGCCGCCTCATGCCCTAAGCCTGTGTTTATTTGCACTGAGGACGGCCTCGGCTCGCTGAAGGTTGACGCCTTCCCGCTGGCCGAAACGTCTGATGATGTCATGGCCGCAATCCAGACGTTGTATAACAGCGACCACAAGTTCCTGACTGTTGTGATTGATTCGATGGACTGGCTAGAGAATATGATTAGCCGCGAAATCGAAGCCAAGTATGACGCCAAGGACTTGGCATACGGGCGGTCGTCCGTGTACGCCGTGGCGCGTATGCGCGAAATCCTTGAGGGCCTAAATGCGCTGCGTAACGACAAGAAGATGATTGTCGTTCTGCTCGCCCACTGCCAAATCCGCCGCTTTGATAGCCCAGAGGTTGAACCGTTTGACCGCTACATGCCCAAGTTGCAGGACAAGGCTAACGCCGTCTGCCGCGAATGGGTCGATGCCGTTCTGTTTGCCAACACCAAAACTTTGGTCAAGAAGGACGACACCGGCTTTGGAACCACGAACAACCGTGGCATCACTACTGGTGAGCGCATGTTGTTCACCAGCGAAAAGCCTGCCTACATGGCGAAGAACCGCTACTCCATGCCGGAATCAATTCCGATGACATGGGAAGCATTCGCCGCCGCAATCGTTTAACCAAGGAGACTACTATGCCTATCATCGACTTTGACGCCGTACAGAATGACTTTGCACCGCGCACGTTTGAAGCCCTGCCGCGCGGCGATTACACCGCTATGATTACTGACAGCATCTTGAAGGAAACCAAGGCTGGCACTGGTCATTACATTGCCCTGACGGTGGAAATCATCGACGGCGCTTACTCTGGCCGTAAAATCTGGGACAACCTGAACGTCAAGAATGCCAATCCCACCGCTGAGAAGATTGCCATGGCTAGTCTGACGCAGTATTTCGCGGCATGTGGGATGTCCATGCAGAAGGGCGACAACACTGAGTCAATGTATAACATCCCCTTCAAGCTGACCTTGGGCATTGACCGCAAGGACGAGACGCGCAACTGCGTACTGGGTTCCAGCCCGCTAGGCTCCGCCCTGAAGCCCAAGCCCGTCATGGGCCGCGTTGGTGGCGATGCCCCCAAGAAGCCTTGGGAGAAGTAAAATGGTTGTCGTCCCAGAAACCGATCACAGCACGTCCGCTCAAATCTACAAATGGTATGAGTCTAAGACGGAGGGCCATAGGGAACACCTTGGCGCTTCGTTAATAGGCCATGACTGTGATCGGTTTCTGTGGCTGACATTCCGCTGGGCTGCGTCCCCTGTATTCGAGGGGCGCGTCTTGCGGCTATTCGGGACAGGCAAACGGGAGGAACAGCGTGTATACGAAGAACTTCGTGCCATCGGGGTGGAACTACACACCGAGCAAGCCGGTAAGCAAATCGAATGTCGTGATGATAGCGGTCATTTCGGCGGTAGCGTTGACGCTATTGGCAAGGGCTTTCCTGAAGGCCCGAAAACCTACGCCGTCCTAGAGGTAAAGACAGCCAACTTTGCGGCCTCCAAGAAGCTCAAAGACAAGGGCGTCAAAGAAGCCAAGCCGCAGCATTACGCCCAGATGCAGGTTTATATGGGCATGATGAAGCTGGACCGGGCGCTGTATTTCAGCGTCAACAAGAACACGGACGAGCTATATACCGAATGGGTCCATGCTGACGCTAGCGTGTTCCTAGACCTGATGGCGCGGTCCAAGAAAATCATCAAATCTACCACGACATTCCCTACGATTGCCGATA